ATAAGGGTTATCAATTTTTAATAAAAAATTCAAAGCCAGCACACCGCTGGCTTTTTCTTTCCATCACATTGGGTATCGCTTCTGGCTTACTGATTGTTTTGCAATCTGGCATTTTAGCGACTGTTATTGATCGTGTTTACTTACACCATGCAACACGTGACTCACTTTTTGGACTCTTGTATTTCTTTCTCTTGATTATTTTTTTGCGCGCCAGTTTAACGTGGGCGCGAGAAATGGTTTCATTTCAAACGGCAAAACACGTGAAAGATGTCGTACGTCACTCTGTCTTTTCACACTTATTGCAACTATCCCCGACACAACTGTCTCGTTTAAAAACGGGCGAATTAACATCGACATTGATAGAACACATTGAAGCACTCCATGGATTTTTTTCAGATTATTTACCACAAATGACGATTGCCGTTATTTTACCTTTCATTATTATGATTGTTGTGTTTTCACAAAATTGGATTGCCGGATGCATTTTATTACTCACTGCACCATTGATTGTTTTATTTATGGCCCTCATTGGCATGGGCACTCATAAACTCAATCAAGAAAATTTTCAAACATTGTCTCAGATGAGTGCACACTTTTTAGATAGACTACAAGGATTAACCACGCTGGTATTATTTAACAGAGCGCATGCGCAACTGCATTCCATTGAAACGACATCCCATGCCTATCGCGAAAAAACAATGCGCATCTTACGTATTGCTTTTTTATCAACAGCAACACTTGAATTATTCAGCACAGTCGCCATTGCTATCATTGCCATCTATTTAGGACTCGGATTATTGGGTTCACTAAAAATAGGATTTTCAGGCGTTTTGATTACCTTACAACATGCATTATTTATTTTATTGCTAGCCCCTGAATTTTTCATGCCACTGCGACAACTCGGCACTTTTTATCATGCACGTTCTGAAGCCATCGGTGCAGCTGATGCGCTAATGAGTATATTAAATGAACCGATAGAAGATCACACGAGTGGGAATAAAAGTGCGTGTGTCAGTAATTTAAAATTTGAAAATATTCATTTCAGTTATCATTCTCACCAAAAAATCCTGAACAATTTTAATGTGACTTTTAATCCTGGCGAATGTGTTGCCATTGCAGGGCCGAGTGGCGTTGGAAAATCCACCGTATTACATTTAATTGCAAAATTTCTTACGCCAGAATCCGGAAAAATCATCATCAATGACACTCACTTAAATGATATTAATAATGATCATTGGCGTGAACACATTGCCTTTTTACACCAACATCCCCGATTATTTTATGGCACCATTGCTGATAATATTCGATTTGCAAACCAGAATGCGACGCAAGATGAAATTGAAGCGGCTGCACGTATCTCGGGCGTTTTAGATTTTACACGCTATTTTCCAGAGGGTTTGAACACAATGATTGGCGAACAAAATGCAGGGTTATCAGGCGGGCAAACACAACGGATTGCATTAGCGAGAATCCATTTGAAAAATGCCCCGATTATTTTATTAGATGAACCTACCGCGCATTTAGATCAAGAAAACACAGCCATCATTTTAAAATTATTAACAGTATGGCGATCGAATAAAACCGTTATTATCGCATCACATGATGAAGCGTTATTAAAACACATGGATCGCATCATCACTTTGGCTTGATGTGAATACAAAAAACAGTACGAGATGCTGATGTCATCACTTTGGTTTTTTATTAAAAAATTATCGACCTATCGATTACAATTGTGCGTGAGCTTAGCATTAAGTCTTGCGCTTGCTGTTTCTTCTATCGCATTACTCACTTTATCGGGATGGTTTATCAGCGCTGCGGCTTTTGCGGGCCTAGCTGCAACAACGGCCATTGCATTTAATTATTTCATACCTGCCGCGGTGATTCGGTTACTCGCTTTTATTCGGATATTGTCGCGTTATCAAGATCGCGTCACCAGTCATGATTTCACA